TCTCAGCCGTTGTGCCCAGTGGGAGAGATACGCTTGCACCTTTTTGTGGCCACGGCAGTGCGCTTGTGAAGTAATCATGTCGTTTTCCCCGTTTTTTCATTACGTAGTTGGATACTGTGTCCGGCCCGTCGCCTTTGTCGACCGTTACGCTGTTTTGTAAATTCTCGTCCCGAAACCATTCGTTCCAGATGAGGTTATAGGCTCGGTGCCACAGGGATGAGTGAGAAAGTAGAGGTACGCCAGTAGGAATAGCAAAATAGTCGCTAAGCGAGCCATTGAGATAGCCAGTCGATGCAGGCGCGACCATTTGCGGAATGAGGTAGTCGGTGGAATCGCCGGGGTCGATTTGTTCGCCATTGAACCGTTGCCAATTGTCCCAGACCAAGCGCATGGGAACAGCGAAAAAGAAGGTATCCACGAACATGTTGTCCATGAAAGGGTGAAGAGGGGTCGAGAGTCGGGCAAAGGCCGACATTGTGAGGTTCATGGTGTCCCCGGGAAGAGCTTCGTCAATGAAGACAGGAACGAGATAACCGGCGTCGAAGGTGGTTTTGTAACCGTGGTCACGCATGAACGTAGATCGCGGAATGTCCGCTTTAGGTACTTCAGAGAAGGAATGTTTCATCACTGAGCGCATGTGATCTCTCCTTGATATGCGCAAAAAAGAGCCAGCCCGAAGGCTGGCTGAGTTGGCTGAGACTAGGACTGCCCAGCGATCAATTCCTCAATGTCCACCTGTTGGGGAGCGAGGATTTTTGCGTAGCGGGAGCGCTCCAATTGAGCGTTCTGAAGTGAGACGAGACCGTTCATAATCGTCTCGCAAGGGTACTGAGGCTCGATTGAGCCGTTTTCAAGATTGATAGAGCCGAGACATACGAGATCGTAGTCGGCGGGATATTTGGCGATCGGAGTGTCGCCAGTGACAATTTCAGAGAATTGTCGAATAGCGTCAGCATTGCTGCGCATTGTGAAGAGAGGAAGGTAGTAGGCCGCTTTGCGGTCGTAAACTGAGTAGATGCGAGCTTCTTGCATTGCTCTATGTCCTAGTTAAGCGCGTCAGGCGCTGTTGGTGGATTTCCTCACGAACGAGGAGCCGTTCGGGACTATTATCATGCTCGTGTTTCCGAGCTTTTTGTATTCTTGCACCGGTTCGGCGTTCCGATTCAGTGAGTTTTAGCGATCCGACGAAGCGAAGATGCGGGGCTGTGTCGGACCATTCCCAGTGATAGGAATCGGGAGATTTGACTAGCTTATCGTAGAATTTTGGTACTTTCACCTTTTTGCCGTTGATGATGCAGAAGTCATTAGGAAAGACGTCGGTTTTCCATTTCTTGAGCCATGGTGCCCCGATGCCTGGGCGTCGGGATTGGGTGCAGTACTCAGGCTCTCTGGAGCCATATTCTGATTTGCGATTGCCCGTCAATTTTTTCATGACGTAGCGAGCGCAATAAGCGGCAGATTCGAAAGTAACGGAGCCAATGTAACAGTCGCCTTGTTCCCAGACTTCGTCGAGAAAGGCGGACGTGAAGATGCGGTCTCCGCGTTCGGTCGTCTTGAGTAGTTTTTTGTCGTCAAAGTCGATGTTGAAGAGGATCGCGTGGTAGTGAGGGCGGTGGGTGGTGTCACCATATTCACCGCAGTGGTAAAAGCGGATTTGTCGCCCTTTGAGGCGCTTTTTCAGCCGCTTCATGAAGAGTTGCCAGTCCCGCAGACGGAGACTGGAGTCGGTGGGCAGGTTGTCGTCGTTGTAGGTCAGAGTAAGAAACACGTTGTCCCGGTATAGGGACGATTCGTGAAGGATTCTCATTGCCCATTGTCTGGAATGTTCGAGTCGACATCCTGTACATTGCCCACACGGTATAGAGATCGGGAGGTCAGAATAGCCGTGTCGCTTCGCGAACGCAATCTGGCCTCCCGGAGCCCTGTATCCTTGGATGGGATGGAAGCAGACCATTACATCCGGATTCCGCCTCGCATGGGATTCATGCGGTTGCGGGGGTGAGAACCGGCAGTTTTCGTGAAGAGCTTTTTGCTCTTTTTCCGGTTCATTTTTGAGCGTCGAGCCATCGTAGTCTCTCCTTTTTGTTTAGACTGACGGTGTCAGTCAGACCAGTTAAGAACAAGGGGGATAACTGGTCTCCCTCATTCGGGTTTGGGGGCCTCCTTCGGAGGGTCCGCTACGGCCTTCGTTTCGAGTAATGGGCGCTCCTCTACGGCCTTCGCTTTTTTGGGAGCAAGTCCCATTTTTTGCATCTCTTCGAGATTTTTTTCATCGGTTGCAAAGTCGATGAATTTCGCGGGATCGTTGTGGAATTTATCCCGGATAGCGGAGGGAAGAGACGCGAACATCGCGTCTGCGGCCTGAACACGTTCAAGGCCTGTTTTGTAGTCGGGGACGTCCGAGAAGTCCCCGTATTCACCTGCATAGGTGTTGACGTGCTGTAGAACGCCCGTCTTTTGATATTTCGCCATAATGGCGTTTATGTCCGTCTCAGCAGCCAAATGCTGCTGGACGTTGGTTTCGTCACCGGTATCGAAAGAAACACGGTGACGGTCGCCGAATCGGCGAATGAGAAGGCTACCGTCCGGCTCGACGCCGTATGTCGTCGAGGTTTCGGATTCCGTAGGCTTTAAGCTTTTCAGGGGTAAGCTCGAATTTTTGACGCCAGTGTTCATCTTCCTTGTCCTTTGCGATGCGACGGTTTTCGTCAGAGTGTGCACGTGAGGCGTCTAGAATTGATTGCCAGAAGCCTTTTTCACCGCGGTAATATTTTCCCGCTTCGGAACCGCCGGTATAGGGCTGCAGGTCCTTTGCGAGACGGTAGCCAGGGGGGATTTTGTCATCGAGCGCACGAGCGCTCGATGGGCCTTCGGTGATACCCGAAGGGTCAGCGGAGTCCAAGACGTCCTGAATAATGTCCTCGCCACCAAGAAGGCGGTTAGCCCCGCCGACTATCTTGTCGACGATGCCGCCGCCTGTCTTGTAGGCCTCGGTAAAGATGCCCTGACGGGCATTAGAGATTGCGGCAGCCTCGATCTGCTGTTTCAGCAGATCATTCTGGAGCCGCATATTGTCCACCTGAGCGGTTTGGACTTTGTAGTTGTAAGCCTTGTCGCCTAGCGACGCGGCAGAATTCGCCAACGGAGCAAGCTCGTTGACGATGTTAGGCTGTGCGCCCCCCGGAGAGGAGGCGCCGCCAAGTTTTGAAGAAAGGATAGGATTGAGGCCAGCGGCCTCGAGGTCCTTAACCTCTCTTACGTGAGCGGTGTTAGACATCCGCTCTTGAAAGGCCATTTGCTCGCGAGCAGACGCGATCTGGGCCTTGTTTTGTTTGTTTGCGCCGAACATTCCGAACAAACCGGAAATGCCGGCCGCAGCGACGACGGGAGGGATCATGGAATATTATTCTCCCTTTTCGTCGATGATCGCGCGCCAGGCGCGCGCGATCGTGTAATTAAATTTCGCGACCACGATAGAAACCTCCATTATTGGCGCGCCGGCTTCGCGCCTGGTTGAAATAGAATTTCAGAAGTGGTCGATGAGTCCGGGCACAGAATAGACCGGCATTGGCCGGGTATGCTTAAGCCGGAAGTAGGAATCGAAGAGGAAGTCCGGATAGCTCGGAACCGCGACCACGCGGTCTACGGGCGGGTTTTCTTCGATGAAAGTGTCATTGAGGACAGGGAGAGAACCGAAGTCCTGGGATAGGTGCCAAGTATCCAACGACTGAGCAAAGTTGGACCGGAATTGGCCAGTGATTCGAGAGGGCTTGTAGCGGTATTCAGCGAACCGCTCTTGATAGCCGAAGACGAGATCGTCGGCCGAAGTGGCCTGCGCGTAAATCTCCTTGTTGAGAATGGCCTGTTCGCCCAGGTGAGCGAGCGCGGGCCAGTAGAAGTCCCAGCGCGTGCGACGCGAGAACATGCGGTCGAGACCTTGTTGATATGTGAGATCGGCGCGGGCCGAGACCAAGCCAATAACGAGCGTGTGCTCAGTAAAGGATTTGATGAATCCATGGCCATGTGCGCCAACAGTACCGACCGCAGCCAAATTGCCCTGCGGTGAGGTACCATCGGTTGAAGAGGTTTGGGCGACCGGATTGACATTGACAGGGGTGGAGCCGCCACCGAGATATTCCGGCCGCTGGAGCCGGGCGTCCGGAGAGGTAACGCCAAAATGAGCCTTGAGAATTTCGACATAGCGGGTGCCTCCTCGGGCGTCGCGTTCGTAGAGACGTTGAATTTGGAAAGCTTCACGGAGCTGGTTGATAGTGGCCGCAGTAGCGTCTGACAGATCGGCATAAAGCTTACGGCCGTCCACCTGCGTGTTGGACATATAAACTTCAGAGTCGGCGTTCGAAGACATCACCTGACCGCTCTGATTGTTAAAAATGCCAGCTTTGATCGGTGCAGTGGTCCCAAGAGGAAGATCGATTGCAGGCCCCTTCTGGGGCCAAGGAAGAGCACTCGTGAAATAGTCGTGGCGTTTGCCACGTTTCAGCAAGACGTAGTCAGCGGGATCGTCTGGGCCGTCGTCACGGTCTACCAGTACGGAGTCTTGCAGGTTCTGGTCACGAAACCATTCGTTCCAGATGAGGTTATAGGCTCGGTGCCACAGGGATGA